GACCTCGAGCACCTCGTTGACCAGGCTCTCGGCGATGGCCGGCGCCAGCTCGGCGAGCACCGTCGAGCCCCGGCGCTGCACGACGCCGACGACGTGCTGAAGCACCGAGTAGTCGATGGTGGCGGTGACGTCGTTGGCGGGCATCAGAAACCACCGGGCCCGTAGCGGTCGTTCCCGTTGTTGGGGTCGCGGTTGAAGATGAAGACCGGATCGCCGACGCTCACATCCCCGGCCAGGCTCATGTTGGATCCCGCCTCGGCTTCCTTGATGCTGCGGATCATGCCGGTGCCGAGCAGCTTCAGCTCGCTACGACCGCGCACGCCGAGCGCGTCGTAGGGGCCCTTGCCGTTCATGTCGAGCCACTCGGTCTTCCGCTCGCCGGCGAGCTGCGCGCAGATGCCCGCCCACGCCTGGATCACTTGCCGATCGTCTTTGATGATCGCGAGCTGCGCTTCGCTAAAGCCCTTGTTGAAGAGCATGCCCGAGACGATGTCACTCGCAGCGCCCATCACGTCGGCGAGGATCGTGAGGTCGTCGCCCGCGATGATGCCGTCGCCATCGTCGTCGAAGAGCTGCACCAGGCGCTGCTCGGTGACGCGAGCCACGAGCGCCGCACGGGACCCATACTCGACGACGGCCATGGCGGAGACTTACCGGCGCAGGGTGCTCAGCAGCGCGTCGGCGGGCGCTTGGCGGAGCCCGAGTTCTTCGAGCGTGATGGTGCCGACATCGATGCCCGACGCAGCCATGGCCACCTTGACCGCATCAGGGATGCCGCCCGCTTGCGCGCCGCGATAGACGCGCACGAACTTGCTGCCGACGCGACCGACCCAATTGCCGAGCGCGACCGGGCCCGCCTTGGCGATGTGCACCGTGCGGCTCGGGCGATACTCGGCGCGGTTGTCGCCGGACTCAGGCACGCTCGGGGGCAGAGCCGCCGACGGCTTCTCGGGCGCTGGCTTCTCTGCCTTCTCGTGGTCCGCCGCGTCGGCGGGCTCGTGGTCTTTGCGATGCTGCGGCGGGTGCTGCGCTGCCATGGTTTGCGAAAGCCTTTCTCGGGGGATTAGTCCCCCCCCTCACGAAGCTTACTGGATCGCGTTGTAGATGGCGCCGCCGACGTTGTTGGCGATCATCTGCACCACCTCGGCGTGCCCGCTCGCCAGGAACACCCCGCCGTGCAGACCGCGCCGCTCGAGCGCAAACTCGCGCGTGGTGTAGCCGGTGCCGCTCGGGCCCTTGCGGCGGAAGGTCTTCGCCGTCATCACGACGTCGCCCTCGGCAGAGCCCCCCGGCGGGTTGCTGGTCAGGACGATCGTGTCGTCGAGGATGAAGTCGAGCAGCCCCGTCGTCTCGTTCAACACCTTGCCTGCGACGATGTGAAAGGGCGGCAGACCCGGGATGGAGAAGTCCATGTTGGCCTGCGTGTTGGACGCATCGGCGATCTGGGCTGCGAGCGGCGAGTCACCTTGCACGGTGCGGAAGTAGCTGCGAACGGACGCCGCGCGGAGCAGGGCATGGCCCACCGTCGGGTTGAGCCAGATGTCCGTGACGGGCTGCGCGCTGGCTTCGAGCCGATCGCCGATGTCCCGGATCGGATCCGCATTGACGGCGTCGTTCCACTTGGCACCGCCGGCGAGCGTGGCCTTGTTGTTGGCGGCCCAGTTGGCGGCGAGCGTGAGCACGCCGGTCGGGCCGAAGACTCGCAGCTCCCGGTCGAGAGCCAGCGAGCGTTCGATGCGGCGCCCGACCTCAGCCTTCAAGTCGAAGCCGTTGCTGCTCTCGTCGATGTTGGTCTGCGTGACCGCGGGGATGAAGCCGCCGAGCGCGCGCTCTTGCACGAGGTACTGCGCGAAGGTCGACTCGGGGTCGACTTCGGCGATGTCCGCTTGAATGCTGCTGAGCACGTTGACGGTCTTGTAAACGTTGTTCAGACCGAAGATCCGGAAGCGGCCTTGGTCGAGCCCGACCAGCTGGATCGGGCACGCTTCGTCGGCACGGCAACCGGGCGCCGTGTAGTGGAGCATGAACGAATCCATGTCCTCCAGGTTGACCACGTCGCTGGGCGACATGGCCATCAGCACGGACTCGCCGGCGCGGCCGACGCCGGGCACGTCCTCGACGAGCCGCACGCTCAGCTCTCTCGCTGCACTAGATTGGGTTTTCATTGCGCTGCCTCGTCGGGGGGCGGAAGCATCCGCCATCAGGTTGGGTCGAGAGGCGCGCCTGCCTCGGTTGTGGAGATGTTGTGTGGGGCTTGAGATCGCGGGCTGCCGTTAGGCGGGCAGCGCGATGCGGTCGATGTCGCACTCGATGATGTCGCCGTCGACGAGCGCTGCGGTGTTGGCGGTGCCGATGGCGTACTTGGCCGCGGTCGCGACGATGCCCTTGCCGCCCGCGCTGCCCATCACCTTGCTGCCGATGGGCACGGCCGCTCCGCACTCAACCAGCGCGCGTCGTGCGATCTGCACGTCGCCCGCTGCGCCGATCGGGATGGCCGCCATGGTGACCCCGACGTAGGCGTCGAGTCCGTCGACCGCGGGGGTGATGGCCTTCGTGGTGGTGCCGCGCTTGACGAGACGATACTTCGCGATGATGGCGACGGTGGTGTTGTGGCCGGCGTCAACGCCGCCCTGGTCGGGCACGATTGCGGTTACTTGAGGCATCGAGCGATCCTTGCTGAGTGCGGGATTGTCGCGGCACTGCCGCGACAGTTGTGGGCGTGAGTGGCGGAGCCTACTGAGTCAGCTGCGCGGTTCGGCGCAGATGGCTGGCGCGGCCGATCTGCGCCGCGATCCCGAGCTTGTCGAAGCCGGGCTCGGTCTTCTTCAGATGCGTGACGATCTTCTCGATGGTGTTGGCGCCCTTGACGCCGCGCAGGTCGATGACCTCGGCGCCGCCGTCCGCGCGGTCGTCGATGGGCAACACGGGCGGAGTGAGTTGCGCGCCGCCCTTGGTCGCGACGAGCGGCGTCGACAGGTGCACGTGCGCGCCGCCGTCTTTGATGCCGTACTCCCGGAGGAAGTGCTGGCGGCCCTTCTCGCGGGCTTCGCGCCGAGCGCTGAGGGAGAGCGTCTCCTCGGGCTTGAGCGCGTCGGTGAGCTTCTTCGTTTCGTCCGCGACGCACGCCGCGCGGTAGGCGCCGAGTGCTTTCTTCGCTCCCTCGCCGACGAAGCCTTGCGCCTTCATGGCAGCGCCCACGTCGCCGACGCCGACGGCTGCATCGGTCACGGCGTCCTGAGCCATCAGGGAATCGAGCTCGGTGAGCAGGCTCGCCAGCTTCTCGCGCGCGCTCTTCAACGCCGGGAGCACCTTCATGGCGTCGGCGGGGTTCGGCACCCCGAGCGCTTCGAGGAGACTCTTCAGGTCGCCCGCGCCCGTCGCGGCTTCGTCGACCGCGTCGGCCACGGCGGCATCGTCAACGGCCAAGCGGATCGAGAGTCTCTTACAAATGCGCTCGCGCAGTTCATCAGCCATCAAAGCACCCGCTACTGGTTGAGAGTTTGCCTCTCGCCGGGCGCCTCCGGCGGGATCCAAAGATGGATCGCTTGTCGGTTGTACGCTGACCGGCTCCGCTGCGCTAGCTCCGCGATTGGCGGCGGCGAGGCTTTCGAGGTCGCGCATGAAGTTGTGATTGGTGAAAGCCACCGAGGTGAGCACCGGACCGACAGGCAGTCCCGTGACCCAATGCACGCCCTTGGTCGTGAACGCGATCGACACCCAGCGGTATTCGTTTCGGCAGATTTGCCCACGGATTTGGTCGCCTAACTCAGTGAAGGCCCAGAGCTGCGCCTTGCCGTTGGGCGCGCTGCGCACCGCCAGATCCAACACCCAGCCCATCGCCGGCGCACCGCTCGCGGGGATGCTGCCCTCGCTACCGGGCATCTCGGAGGCGTGCTCATAATCGTACTGCAGCACCGGGCGAATGCCGCCCGTGTAGACCTTGGCAGCCCCGTCGGCGGACACATCCGCGCCGTCGAGCTTGCCCGCGAGGTACTGCGGATCCTCGCGCAGGTTGCGGATGAACGCCTCGAAGACCAGCCGCGTGAGGTTGAACTCGCCCTGATGGTGGCCCTTGTAGAGGCCCTCATTGGCGAGGTGTACCCAGCGATACTTGGGGATTTCCTTCGGCGTTTCGCCTGCGTCGAAGAGCAGGATGGAGACACCAAAGAACGTCGCGCGGTTCAGGAATGCACGCTCGGCCATCCTGCGAGTGTACGGGCCGGGATCCGGAGCGCGCAACGCGGAGCCGTGCGAGCGTGCTCGAATGCTGATCCATATATCGGTCCGTGCTAGTCTCGCGAGATGACCTGGCCCGATGCGGTGTACGGCTCCGTGGTGTGGCTCTGCTGCACGTTCATCCTCTGGCGGTTCGGCGGGTGGCTCGCTGCGCGGGAGTGGTTTGGATGAGCGTTCCGCGCATCGAGATCGTCACGGGCTCTCGCCACTGGACGGACGCGGCCACCGTCGCGAGCGTGCTGTGGGATGCCGCTCCCGATCTCGTCGTGCACGGCGCTTGCCCGACGGGCGCCGACGAGATCGCTGACCTCTGGTGCTGGGAAAACAGCGTCGAGTGCAAACCGTTTCCCGCCAATTGGGACGGGCTCGGGTTGCGCGCCGGGCCGATTCGCAACGGTCGCATGCTGCGCGCGTACCCGACCGCACGCGTCCGGGCGTTCCCGCTCGGCGGCCCTGGCACCCGTGACTGTGTCGCGCAGGCACGCGCGCTCGGCCGAGAGGTGTTTGTGTACGCGCCGGGCGGTGCACTCGTCGCTGCTTACCGGGGCGGCGTGCTTCTCTGAGCTGCGCGCGCTACGCTGCCAGGGTCGATACCGCCGGGGAGGCCCCGCCATCCAAGTCATTTTGGAGACCACGGATTCCCGGCGGCGTCGGCCCTAATAGTTCGCTTGCAGCTCGCGCGACGGGGCGGGCCCGGCTTCGAAGAGCGAGCCCACGCCGGAGGTGAAGCCCGGATCGGGCAAGCCCTGGATGCTCGCGCCCGACTGCACGAGCCCCGCGCCTTGCTTCACCGAGAGCGAGCGCAGGCGGCAGCGGCAGTTGTAGCCATAGGGGCAGCAGCAGGTCTGCCAGAAGGCGTCGCTTGCGAGCAGCACGAACGTCCGGTGATACTTGCGCTGGCGCGGCGGCCCGTCGCCGACGGCCAGGCTCTGCCAGTAGGGGCGCACCGCGAGCACCGCGGGATCGGTCATCTGCCGCACGCGCCCGCCCGAGTACGCGCCCATCACGTTGGTGCGGAAGACGGTCTCGACGTGCGACGGGTTGGCGGGCATCCAGCCTGCAGACTCGAAGCGCTTGGCGGCGTGCTTGGCGAAGTCCCGGAAGTCGGCACCGACCGCGACCTGCCGGATGATCTCGCGCTTGACGGTCGAAACCATTTCCGCGTTGGCCATGCCGGCGACCGTGAAGGATCGCCGCTGGGCTTCCTTCGTCATCTGGTCGAAGACGTCGCGGGTGACGGCTTTCTTCCCGAGGAACTTCGCGATCGCTTCCTTCAGCGGGTGGCCGGCGAAGCTCGTATCGGCGGCCAAGAGCCACGGCCCATGCAGGGCCGCGAAGTTCTCCACCTTCACGGGGTGCCCGGTCTCGGCCTCGTGCCACGAGTCGAGGCACCCGAGCAGCGCGCCATGCAAGAGCTCGCGCTCGATGGGCGCCGCTAGCTTGCTGGTGCCAAAGCGCTTAGCGGCGGCAGTCGCCGCGGCTGCGATGGCCTTCGCGCTGGTCTTGCCCGAGACGGCGCGCACGATGGCTTCGGCGAGCGCTTCGGTGACGGAGAGCGTAGCGTCCACGCCGCGGACGATCAGGGTGTCCGGGCTGCCGAAGGCCGACCTCGGCTGGGCGGCGAGGCAGATGTGCCGCGCGGCCTCAGCCGCTGCATTCACAGCGTCGCGACCATGCCGCGGATCTCCTCGATGGGCGCCGACGACAGCTCCTCGAAAGTGTCGTTCGCCATGTCCGGGAGCTTGGCGCGCAGCAGCACGAGCCACGCATCCTTGCCGTCACGCAACGCGGACTTCGAGATCGGCTTCCAAGCGACGACCCAGACGGGCTCACCGTCGACCATCGAGACGTCGCGCTTGCGCTCGACGCCGCAGAGCCGGCATCGGTTGAGCTTGTTGTGCTGGCACCGCTCGACGCCGAGCTCGGTCATCTTGGCGGCGAGCGCCGCAATGTCGTCGACGCCGTCGAGATCCGGATCGTCCGGGACCGCGGTCGCGAGCGCCGGCTCGGCGTCGTTGGCGGGGATAGATTCGGGCGGCGGCGCAGAAGGC